TCAGGATCGACATACTCACAAGTGAGGGTCAATCCATTCTCTATTTTCAGACTAGGTACAATCCGGTTACTCGGCCCAAGTCGCAATCCAAATTTCTTTGTCGCTCTGTACGCCAATGGGCCTCGAAAACCCAAATCGTGCGTAGTCAGACCTAAGGGTCTAATTTTTCCTATGTTCCAGCTAAACCAGGCTAAGGCGGCGCGATACCGCAATGACCCCTTAAGCCCGGCAATAAAATCATCAAATCCCTTCGAGAGAGTGTCCAAAGATTCCGACTCGCGTAACATTCCCATTCGGACAGTCGCAACTACACGATAAAAGGCGCCGAAGCGCCGACAAAGTGTAGAATTAAGCGAACCGAACTCCGGTGAAACAGAAGTCTTCGTCTTTTCCACTTCAAGAGAGAGTGAACCTACTACATCCATCCAACGCGCACTGAAGTGCGGGCCAGACCGGAATAGTATGTCATCTCCATTGATCAAACACGGGAAACCCGAATTGTCAATCCCAACTGAGTCGCCTGCGTACAAGAAAGCGATTCTATTCTGCAGACAAAGCAGAGGGAAAGACAAAAAGGACCCCATCATTTGACCCCTCGAGGGAACAAAATCATCAATACCGTGCTCAAGGTTGAACAAATGGGGACGCAAGATACCCATGGCGTATGCTTTCATCGATCCCGGCACAGAGACCGTGGACCTAAGCAACTCGTCAAGGATAGCCTCGGCAACCTCAATAGAAAGGTTGTCGGTGGCACTCTTGTAATCTCCAGATGTCAAGGTCTCACCTTCGACATAAGAAAAACCAGCGCGCTGTAGGACGTCAGTTGTAAAATCACCGCGGCATAGCCACTTCTCGCGCGATAGTCTATCATAGATCGCCTTGTGAAGCGGTCTCAAGTGTATCGCGTCCGCCGAGAATTTGCTAAGTGGGCGGGGCTTACCCGCGCTTTGAACGACAGTCAGAGCCGAAGACGTACTGAGAGGTCGGGTTGCCCCGTCCAAACAAGTAGTCAGGAACTCATCATGTCGAAAGCGACCAGGATAGGGCTCCGTGTTAGACACGAACCCGTGAAGCCCGCCCGCACTACGGCGATTCTCCAAACATGCTGACAAAGAAGGATCGGTTGCAAGCACACAAGATTCGTAGGATCCGGAATCCCACCCGTGAGGGAACAGGTTCCGAACGATCCGACGCGCAAATGTGATGTAACCGCGAGGAAGA